CCGCGAGCTGAAAACCGAGGTTGGCCAGGTCAGCCGTCACCAGAAGTTCTGGCAGCGCAAGCTGGCCGCCGCGGGCGCGGACGTCGACGTGTGGCGTCCCTCGATGCTCGATCAGATTGTTCAGGAGTTCGCAGCATGAGGCCCCAACAGAAGTTGTGTGCGCCGTGATGACGGCGCTTGAATGGGCGCTCGAGTACGTGCGCCGCGGCTGGCCTGTCCTGCCGCTGTACCCGATCGTGGGTGGCACGTGCTCCTGCCCGGACCGTATCTACAAAGTCGGGCCTGACCCGTCCAGGTGGAAGTGTTCGCCCGGCAAGCACCCGTACGGCAATCTGCACAACGGGGTCAAGGACGCCACCCTGGACGAGGACCGCGTGCGGTTGTGGTGGGGTCCGAGCATGTGGCCGGACGCCGGCGTGGCGATCGCGCTGGAGGCCGGTCATCTGCTCGACATTGCGCCCGACGACCTGGACGACCTGGCGGACTTCATCGCCCGCGGGCTGCCCGAGACGCTGACATTTCGGAGCGGCGGCGGCGAAGGTCACCAGCATTTCCTGTATCGGCTGCTGGATGGCGTCCCGGCCGCGCGCCTGTGCCTGCCTCAGCACTACGACATCCTGTCGGCGGGCTACTGCGTCGCGCCGCCCACGCTGCACTACAGCGGCGGCCGCTACGCCTGGCTGAATTACGACTCGCACACGGCCGCGGCAGACCCGCCGCTGTGGGCGTGCGAGTTGCTCATCGATCATGTCGACGGGCGGACACCGGCGGCCACTCTCAGCGTGCCGGGTGAAGCGATCCTGGGCCAGAACGGCGAGCCGCCGCTGGATATCGACGCGTATGTCTGGCAGGGTGGCGGGCGCGGTACCACCGACCGCAGCGGCACGCTGTGGGCGATCGCTGGCGAGCTGGCCCAGGCCGGCGCCAACGAAGCGACCATCATCGAGGCGCTGCGCGAGCGCGACGAGACGCTCGGCCTGGCCAAATTCACCAATCGCAAGGATCGTGACCGGCGCTATCGCGAGACGGCCCAGCGCCAGCTAGCCAACGTTCTGCCGCGTATCCACCTGAACGGCCACGCCGCGACCGCGTCAGCGGCAACGGCGGCGGCGCCACCGGTGCCAGTCGATGCGCCCTGGCCAGAGCCACTCGAGGATGTGGCGTTTTATGGGCCGCTCGGCGAATTTGTGTTGGCGGCGGCGCAGCAGAGCGAAGCCGACCCGGCCGCCATCCTGGCGATGACGATGTCCGCGACGTCGGCCACGCTGGATCCGAAGACCGGCGGCTACGCGGCCAACGCGTGGCATCCGATTCGTCTGTCGAGCGTCATCGTCGGGCCGACGGCCAAGGGTCGCAAGGGCAGCGCCAGCAAGATCGCCGAGGCGATCGCGCGCCTGGCCGATCCGATCTTCGTCGACCACATCGTCGAGGGGCTCAGCTCGGGCGAGGGCGTGATCTGGGCGATTCGCGATGCGATCCAGAAGTGGGACCTGCGCAAGCAGACGTGGATTACCGAAGACCCGGGCATCGACGACAAACGCCTGCTGGTGGTGGAGTCCGAATTCGCCAGCGCGCTGCGGGTGCTGCAGCGTGACGGCAACACCCTGTCAGCCGTCTTACGCCGCGCATGGGACCTGCCGCCGAAGGGTGTGCTGCGCATGCTGACCAAGACGGCACCGGCGCGTGCCACCGGGGCGCACGTCGTCATCGCTGGCCACGTGACCCGCGACGAGCTCCTGCACTACGTCGACCAGACTGAGCTGGTCAACGGCTTCGCCAACCGCTTCCTGTGGTTCGCCGCGCGTCGTCACCAGGAGCTGCCCTTCGGCGAGGAGGTCGACCCCATTCTGATGGGCAACTTTGCCAGCGTCGTGGCCCAGACGGCTGACTGGACGCAGGCCGGGCACCACATGAGCTGGGCGCCCGAGGCGCGGGTGGTATGGCAAGCGGCTTACCACAGCCTGGGTCAGGGTGGTGTGGGCATGCATGGCGCCGTCACCGCGCGCAGCGAGCCGCAGGTACTGCGTATCAGCCAGCTCCTGGCCGCGCTCGATCGGACCAACCGCATCGGTCCGGCACACCTCGAGGCAGCCATGGCCATCTGGGCGTACGTCGAGCGTACGTGTCGCTGGATCTTCGGCGATATCGTCGGCGATCGGCACGCCGACGACCTGCTGCTCGGCTTGCGCACCGAGGGGCCGATGACGCGGACGGAGATCTCGCGCTACCTGGGCAGAAACGTCAACAGCGCGGCGATCAGCCGTGCGCTGGCACTGCTGCAGGGGGCCGGTTTAGCAAGCGTTTCGACGTCAACCAGCGGGCGCGGACGCCCGGCAGAGACATGGATGGCCGTGTGACTGAATTATTTCGTGTTTTTCCTCGCGCGCGAGGGTTGAAAACACGCAAAAACCGGCGTTTTGCAAAAAAGTCGATTTCACAACCCTCGCGCGCGAGAAAAAACACGAAATAAATGGCTGGCTGGGGTCGCTGCAAGCGCTGCGGGGGTCGGATCTGGTGGGGCACCAGTCCTTTCGGCACGGGTCGAGCCTTCCCATTCGACGACGCGGACGAGCAGCAGTCGCACTTCGAGACGTGCGCGGCGCAGGATTGGGTCACCGATAGTGCCAGCACTCGCCACCGTGTGAGCGCCTGCCGCGCCTGCAACGCGCGGGTGTGGTGGGAGACGACGTACACCGGCAAACGGCGCCCGATGGACGTCGAGGGCGACGTCGCGACGTGGACCTGTCACCTGGACACGTGCGTCGGCGTGGCGCCCGGCGCTGGCGGCGAGGAATACGACGCGGCCTGGGCGCGCCAGCAACAACTCCAGCCGCTAGCCAGCCCCTCGGAGGTGTGGCTGTCCGAGCTAGGCCTGAGCTGGCCGTGCACGCTCGCGGACGCCACCCATGCGTTTCGTCGGCTGGCGCTCACGCACCACCCGGACATGGGCGGCACGGTGTCGGAGTTCGTGCGCATCCGACAGGCGTACGACCAGCTCAAGCAACGCCTGACAGAGGAGGTGGAGGTATGAGCACGCTCGCGCTCGAGTCGCTGGCGTGGGTGATGTTGCTGGTCGACCGTTCGGCCAGCATGGAGACGATTCAGGAGCCGACGCTGAGCGGCCTGCAGGCGTTCATTCGTGGGCATCGCGACCACTTGAACACGCGTCTGAGCGTGGTGCAGTTCGGCACCGCGGCGCGCAGTGGCGAGCTCGAGATGACCACGCTGTTCGACACGGCGGCGCCCAGGACTGAATCAGGGCGTGCGCTCGAGCGGCTGGACTACCGTCCGCGGGGCGACACGCCACTGCTGGCCGCGGTCATGGCCGCCATCGGGCGGATGGAGAAGTTCGTGCGGCGCCAGGATCGGGCACTGCTGGTCATCCAGACCGACGGACTCGAAAACGCCAGCCCGAAGCACATCACCCTGGCCAGCGTCAGAGCGCGGATCGAGGCCAAGCGGCGGCTGGGCAACTGGACGTTTGCCTACCTGGGCACCGATCTGGATAACTGGCACGTGCCGCCCACCGGCCAGGACATGGGCATCGGTCCGTTCCACACGCTGAGCTGGTCGCCGACGCCGGCCGGGGTGACGGCCGCCTTCCAGACGACGTCGGACGCCGTCACGCGCTGGCGGACGGCACCGTCGCTGAGTGGTCCTGAGCGGTTTTATCCGCTGCAGTTGCCGCCGCCTGGCGAGCGATGAGGGTGCTGGTGGCGTGCGAGTTTTCGGGTGTCGTACGCGACGCTTTCGCCGCCCGCGGGCACGACGCGTGGTCGTGCGACTTGCTGCCATCGGAGACTGACGGCAACCACATCGAGGGCGACGTGCGCCTGGTGCTGGACCGCGGCTGGGATCTGATGGTGGCGCACCCACCGTGCACGCACCTGACACGTTCTGGTGCACGCTGGTGGCCAGATCTGCCCCAGGGCGCGCAGGACGCTGCACTCGAGTTCGTGCAGTGCTTGCTCGAGGCGCCGATCCCGCGGATTGCGCTCGAGAACCCACCTGGCGCGATCGGGACACGTATCCGGCCGGCCGACCAGTACATCCAGCCATGGCAGTTCGGGCACGGCGAGGTAAAGACCACCGGTCTGTGGCTCAAGAACCTGCCTCGGCTGCGCGCGACGCATCGTGTTGACGGGCGTGTGCCGCGCGTGCACTACGCAGCACCGGGTCCACAACGCTGGAAGGAGCGCAGCCGCACGCTCGAGGGCATTGCCCGAGCGATGGCTGAGCAGTGGGGTGACGCGACGTGGCAGCCACCGCAGCGCTCACGTCAACTGGAGATGGCGCTATGACCGTGATGGAGCACTGGTCGGCGACGCGCTTCATGCTCTGGGAGCAATGCCCTGGTCTCTTCAAAGAGCGCTACATCGACGGCAAGCCGCTCGAGGTGACCGAAGCGATGGCGTTCGGCTCAGCGGTTCACCAGGGGCTCGAGGAGCACTACCGCGGCAAGGATGGCGGGCTGGCGTTCAGGAAGGCATGGAAGGCGTACGGTCCGGACGGCTCACACCTGACGGCCACCGGGCTGAACCTGCTGGATCGTGTCTACGAGCTCGAGCTCGACGGCACCCCAGAATTGCCGTTTTCCCTCGACACCGCCGACGAGCTGGGCGCGCCAATCGTCGGCGCCATCGACCTGGTGGGCGCCGACGGCGTCGTCTACGACTTCAAGACGACGAAGGGGGCCTGGTCGCAGGAGCGGGCGCAGAAAGAAGTCTGGCAGCCGCTGCTGTATAGCTGGGCGCGCTGGGAGCAGGAGCCGGCCTATACGGCGACGTTCGAGTACATCGTGCTAAATCGCGTCAGCGGCACGCTCAGCCGCTTCCGGCGCGTGTGGACGGCGGATGAGTGGGTCGCGGCCATGAGTGCGCTGTGGGACCGCATGCGCACGATTTCAGCCGATGTGGCCGCTGGCCGCTTCGAGTGCACCGGCAGCCATGGCTACTGTCCGGAGTGCGGCGCACGCTGGTCGCACGAGCATATCTGCGAGCCGCAAGTACGGAGGGTCCGCGTGCATGCAAACACTCAGTGATGTCGAGGGGGAGCTGCGGATGGAGACGCAGGCACTGGCGCACGACATGGTCAGGCTCGAGATGTGGGCCCGTGAAGCCTACCGTCGGCGGCGCTTCGAGCGCGTCGGCGAGCTGCACCACCAGCGCGAAGAGGTGCGCGAGCATCGGTCTGACGTATTGCGGCAGTTATTCCAGTTACGCTTGCGGAGGCGGCGATGAAGCACTATGTGAAGCCCAAGTGCAAGCAGGGCTGCCGCTTCATCCAGGTGACAGACGAGCTGTGGCTATGTCCGCACGCGGCGTATGGCGCGGCGTCCTACCTGCAGGGTGCCGTCGCCGAGGCTCGTGCGCTGCTCGAGCGCAGCGGTGGCTATCAGACGGTTCTGGAGCGAATGGAGGCTGCCGAAGAAGAGCGGCGGGTAGATGCTCGCGAGGCACGCCAGCAGAAGAGCAAGCGACTGGCTGATTCGCTCAGGTACGAGTGACATGCCCACCACCGACGACGACTACAGCCCCGAGCGGATCGAGTACTACCTGAGCCACTGGGCCGAGTTGCAGGGCGCCGCCGAAGGTGGCACCGGTTCGCTTAACGGCCGCGGCGGAGGCAACCGCGATCGGCTCGCGCTGGCGTGCCTGATCGCCGACCTCGAGCGCGCCGCCGACGATCTGCCGCAGCACTGGGTGGGAACGATGCAGATCTTCCGCCTGCAGTCGCGCGGCCGTCTCTGGTCGCAGCGCAGGCTGCAACTCGAGGACGTCGGCCTGCAGACCGCGGTGCTGCGCATGGCGCGCGCGCTGGGCTGGAACGCGTAACGGTGGACTGGCTGGTGCCGTTCGTGGCGGGACTGTTCGTCGGAGCGTTGAGCGGGGCGCTGTTCGCGAGCGTGCTGTGTGCCGCACGTCGCTGAACCAGAAAGCCCCCGGCAAGTCGACCTGCCGGGGGCTCTATGGCTGCCGGGTGCTGTGAAGACCCGCGCGCTAGTCTAGCGCTGGCGGCGCGCCTGCCATTCGGCGTACAGCGCCCCACCGGCGATGACCAGCACGATCAGGCCGCCGAGGATCACGCCGCCGAACGGATTCTGCAGCGCCGGGATAAACAGCACAGCTGCCAGGAGCGCTACTACCGTGAAGGCTACGGCCGCGGATTGTGATTGCGTCATGGCTGACCGTTCTGTCCACGTTCGCGGATGGCGCGTTCGATGCGTTCCAGGCGCTCGCCCTGGTCGCCGAGCAGGACGATGATGTCGCGCAGGAGCTGGCGGTGTTCTTGGAGTAGCGTTGTGTGCTGCCCCAGCGTGGTATTCAGGTCGGCTAGCGCAGTCGCCTGATTCTGTTGAATGCTGGCCACCTGGGCGAAGGCGTTTTCCAGGCGTTCGACGCGCTCGCTCAGGGTCATAACTCTACTCTCCGTTCGAGACTTTCGAGCGCCAGATGTAGAAAAGGTGGGATGCCCTGGCCGCCAGTTTCCCAGCGCTGGACGGTAATCCAGCTGACACCCAGAGAATTGGCCAGGCCTTTAAGCGTGAGCTTATGAGCACGTCGCCACGCCCGCAGCTGGGCCGCCGGGCCGCGCCGTGGTTCGCTGACATTCAGCGCTGCAGCTGCGCGCGCTGCCTGCTCGGCACCGGCAGCGCCGGCGCCAAATTGGGCCACAGTTGAGCCTGAGCGCACGTCCAGGACGTGCCAGGCGCCCTCGCGGCGCTCGGCTACGTAAATCTGGGCGTACTGTTGAGCCGGTGCGAGGGTCATGGCTTATCGACTGGTATGACGGTGTGCGCCAGCACCATCACGCCGGTGCCGTCCGGCTTGCTGCAGATCAGCGCTGGCTCAACGCGTACTACCGTCAGCACGGTTTCCTCGCCATCAAGCACGCACGTCACGGTTTGACCCGGCACGAGCACGGCCGGGTCGACGTAGGCGGGAAGTTCAAACGTGTTCATAGTTGGGTGCCTTCTTTCAGAAATTGGACGGACTGTTGAGCCCGGGTGCGATGCGCACTACGTGCCGCGGATTGCGTCCGGCGATCGCGCGCAACACGAGCGCCGGATCCGATGCTGCGGTGTAGGGTGTTGGAATTTCGTTGGTCCCGAACGCTTCGCGTACGAGCGTTTCTTCTTCGCCTTCCCATCGCGCTAGCCAGCTATTGCCGCGGAGTGTCAGGGTGATCATGGTGCCAATCCTTGCTCAGTCTGTGTCAGCCGGCGCGAGACGGCGCCAGCCACCCCGGCCGTAGACCATAGGTGTACCGTCGGCTGCCGTACCGTTGACTGCAAAATGGTCCGGCGCGGATGCCTCACGTTTGTCGACGTTGTGGCCGGTGCGCTCAAAGTGCGCGTTGGCCGCGTCATACGAGTCTGTGGTGAACGTGCACTCGACATGTCCACCGGGGATGTCGCCGGAGCACACATAACGGCTCTCAGCCGGATATTCCCAACGATCCACCGGCACAACCGGGTTGACGTAGTGGCGTGAGGCTAGAAGAAATACGTAATCGAGTGTTCGGCCACTACCGATGATCCGGCCGGAATCGAGCCGGCGCGCTGTCCAAGAATTCCTGCTACGGGTGAACTCGTACTCGCCATCGTTCGTGAGCCATCGGCCGGGTGCGTCAGCGTAGGTATTGCTTCGGGTGTACATGATCGGGTGCCAATCCTTTGTGAGTGAACGCTCCGGGCCGCTCAGGCAGCCCGGGCTGGAATGATGACGAAACCGGAGGTATCACGTTTGCCGCGGCCTTTGGCGGCCAATCCAACAATGACTCCGGCCGGGTCAAGGAAACGCAGGTCATCGTTGTCGCCATCGATGACGGGCAGTCCGGCATACGTGGCCGGCAGGCTGTGAAGCTTGCTCTTGAAGACAGCCGCCACATTCCCGCCGGCGGCCAGCACCCTGTCGACGTCCGCGTGATTCGATTCGGCGCGCGAGAATGTGAGCGAATAGTTGGCCGGGTGCTGGCCGGTGGCGTTAGCGATCGCCCGCTTCGGGTGTTTGGTGTAATCGTAGAACGTAATATCGGGGAAGGTTTCGAGTACCGTCCGGCCGTTATTCAGCCGAAGCTTTTCCCATGGCAGATCGGACGTACCGTTGAGCCTGACTACGGGAATCAATCCCTTCGCACGCGCCCGGCGAATGTGCGTCTCAATGGCGCGCACTAGCAAGATGTTGAACAGATAGCGGTTGAGGAAGAACAGTCGCGTACGAGCGATACGAGCGCGCTGCACATCGTTCGTCACTTCGCCGGCCTTGACGATGCCGCCATGGCCGGCCGTGTTCAGACAGCTGGCCGTGCAACCGTCGGTTGCGTACTGGCAGACGTCAAACCCGGACAGGTTGGCCGGAGCGAAATGCATGATTGCGGTCGAATAGCCGCGCGCCCGGCCTTTCTTTGTCTTCGGGTTGTAGCCGTCGGGCGTGAGCAATTCGACGAAACCGAATTGTCGGTAGCCAGCTTTGCCCGAGAGAATCTCGGTAGCCGTGACGATGGCCATGTCGCTGGCCGAGAGAATCGTTTGCGACCGTGGCGCAATGATGGGGAGCGACTCTGTGTGAGCCGTGGTGTTGGGTGCCATGTCGAGAATATATCGGATCGATGTATTGAGCGCAAGTATTACCGGCGTTGACTTGCGGTTGAGCGCTGAACGTTTCAGAATCACGCGCAGAGAGCGAAGCTGTGCCAGTCGAGCGCGGGCGGCCGCGAGGCCTCGCCCGGAACAGTTTCAGGCAGTCTGCGCGAGCTAAACGTGCGTTCCTGGAATCGTATGCACAGTGGGCAAACGTGAGCTATGCGGCTGCAGCTGCGAACGTCAACCGATCAAACATTTACTACTGGCAAGAGCACGATTCCGAGTTTGAGAAAGCCTTCAAAGTGGCAGAACAGGCTGCAACAGAACGCCTTGAGCGCGAAGCATGGCGCCGTGGCGTTGAAGGCTCACCCTACAAACGGACGTCTTACTGGCATGGTGAGCCGGTTGGGACCGACGAAAAGATTGAGTACTCGGATCAATTGCTCATGTTGCTCTTGCGCGCTCGGAAACCTGATCTTTACCGAGAGCGCCTTGACGTTGCAGTAGCTCAAGTAGTGAAGGCTATCGCTGGCGTAGATCCTCAGAGCGTTCTGTAACAGACAACGGTTGAGGCTAATCCTCGGACTAGACTCAAGCGGCTAGTCTCCGAGCCGTCACAGCGACCCGTGAAACGTAGGCGTGAACAATGGCCGGGTGGCAGTACCACATGCCCCCGCGCGCGCGTGAGTCCAAAAATCCTATAGAGCAAAATCGGTACACCGCACATCGAGCAAAAGCAAAACCTGAGTTCATGGCTGAACTGAAGCAGTGCCCTGCCTGTCGAACGTGGCACTGTGGTGCGGTCTGCTCTCGGTGCCGTGCGCAGGACGAACGTCGACGTTCAGGCAGCTGGCCGCGTCACATGCAAACTGGAGCTGGAAGTGGCGAGCCCAGGACAGGAACTCGCCACTCTTCACCCGCGTGTCGGACGGCAGCGCGCGCTACGCAGGTCGCCGAAATTATCGAACTGAGTCGCCGGCATTGCAAGCAGGCGCTGAATACCATAACTGTGGCTTATACAACTCCAGACATGGACGGGCCTGCCTGCTATCTGTGCGGTGGGGTCATTGCGCCGACGACCGGATCAGGCAAGGATCATGTTGTTCCGCGTATGGCTGGAGGGCGTGAAGACGCCGCTAATCTTCGACCGTGCTGTCGGCAGTGCAATCGTCTCAAGGACCGCTGGACGCTCGAAGAATTTCGTCAGCGTTGCGAAGCTGTGGTGTACGGATTACCTGACCGCCACTTCGGACGCCCCGTGCCGCCCGATCGTGTGCCCCTGTACGAGCGCATCCTCATTCACATGGGCTGGTGAGCCGTTGAACGCCAGCTTCGATCTGCTGCTCGCCAGCATGCACGCCGTCGGCACCGAGCTGTCTGAATCTCAGAACCAGATGCGCAAGCACTGGGGGTTGCACCTGCTCGAGGACTGGCGCTCGCTCGAATTGCTGGCAGACAAACTCAGAGAGCAGCCTGAATCTGTTCAGCCTCGGTCCGAGACAGATGCCGCCTAGCAACAAGCTCTCGCAGGCGTCTGTGCCCGCAACGGTGGAGCACGGCACCGAGACGAAGCCCGAGGAGGCGCCCTACCAGCCGTACGGGGCTGCCCTGGACCTGTTCAGGAACAGGAGCCGTGAGGTGTTGCTAGCTGGACCAGCGGGTACGGGCAAGTCCCGGGCGTGTCTCGAGAAGCTGAACCTGATCGCCATGCAGTTACCGATTCGCGCCGCCATCGTCAGGAAGACCAGAAAATCTCTGACGCAGTCGGCCATGGCCACCTTCGAGAACAAGGTCCTTCCCAGGCCGAATCAGGTCAGGTTTCACGAGGGCGACCAGGAGTACCGCTACCCGTCCGGTGCCAGGATCATGGTGGCTGGCCTGGACGATCCGGAGAAGATCGGCTCGACGGAGTTCGACGTCGTCTATTGCCAGGAAGCCACCGAGCTCGAAGAAGACGACTGGGCGATGCTCCTGCGCGGGCTCAGAAACGGTGTGCTGAGCTATCAGCAGATCATCGCCGACTGCAACCCCAGCTCGCCGGATCACTGGTTGAAGCAGCGCTGCAACCGCGGCGAGACGACGTTGCTCGAGTCACAGCACGACGACAACCCGGTGCTCGTCGACCCGGCCACCGGGCAGTACACCGAGTTCGGCGTCAGCTATATGGCCACGCTGGATTCACTGCAAGGCTTCCTGTACCAGCGACTCAGGCTCGGGCAGTGGGTGGCCGCCGAGGGCATGTACTTCACCGAGTGGGACCCCGCGCTGCACATCTGCCCCAGCTTCGAGATTCCGGAGCACTGGCCCAGGTGGATCGCCGTCGACTACGGCTTCGCCGCACCGTTCTGTTGCCTGTGGTTTGCCAGGGAGCCGGAGACGCGCAGGATTTTCGTCTACAGGGAGCTGTACGCCGCCGGGCTCAGAGACGAGATTCAGGCGCAGCGCATCGTCGAGCAGACCGCCGACGAGAACCTCGTGCTCAGGGTCCTGGACCCGAGCATGTTCAACCTCAGGACCGAGCAGCAGCGGCCCAGCATCGCCGCCGTGTACTGGGCTCACGGCGTGAATCCGGTGGTGCCGGGCATGAATAACCGCAAGCAGGGCTGGGCGATCGTGCGACGTGCATTGGCACACGACCAGGCCCAACCCCGCCTCCAACTCCTGGCGGGAGCAGCACCCAATCTCGCAAGAACCCTGCCGTCGATGGTGGTCGACCCGCTCGATCCCGAAGACGTCGCCGATAGCCTGCGTGGCCAGAAAACCGAGGACCACGCTCCGGACGCCCTTCGCTATGGGCTGTGTGCCGAGGCGCAGCCGCCCCGGCCGACTGAGGTCGTGCCGCTGAGGTTCGGATGACGGCCGTATCACTGAGCCAACTGCTCACCCAGGCCGAGCAGATCGCGGCGCTGAGTGCGCGGCTCGATCACCTGGAGCGTGCGGTGCTGTTGCTGGCCGGGCACGTCGGCGCCACCGGCTGGAACTGGGAATTGCAGAAAGCTCTGGACGCTATCCGCGAGGACCTGCGCTAGTGGAGGTCGTGCTGTACGGCGGGCCGATGGACGGCCTGTTGCTGCAAACCCCGGCACTGTTCGAAAGCATCAAGATTCCGCTGTTCGCCGAGGTGATGCAGTCGCCCCAGGACTGCCGCCCCATCGCCGTGCTCGAGTACCTCCACTACAAAAGCGGCAACCAGTACGTGTACGACGACATCTTCGAGCGGGTGAACAATTGGCCACGCTAGAGCGCCAGACGCCGCCGCCCGCCTGGGGCAAATCTGCGTCTGACGAAGAAGTCATGGAGCGCCAGACGTGCGAGCTCGCAGAACAACTGCAGCGTGACTTCCACTACCGCGACCTGCTGTACGCCGACATCGACGCGACGCTGTTCCAGGAGTTGCCGGTGGAGATCCCCGAGGCGTACGCCAAGACGGCTGTCGAAGTCAGGGCTCCGCTGGCGCTGCACATCGCCACGAACGTTGCCGCGGCGCTTAGCGTCAACCCGCCCACCGTCGGCTTCCGGCCGATCGGCTTCGGCGACACCTACCAGGAAAACTCCACCCGCCGCGAGCGCTTTTTCGAGGCCTCATGGCTGCGCCAGGAACAGGAAGCCAGGCGCCAGTTGTTCAGGCTGTTCATGTGGAGCCTGGCCACCAAGGGCGAGGCAGTGCTGAAGACGTGCGAGCGCGCCGGCGCGGTGTGGAGCACGTACGCCGACCAGGCCGACAGGTACCTCGAGGACCTCAGGGGCGAGAAGCTGGACCAGCACGCCGAAGACCTGGCCTACGACTCGCACACCGAGAACCTGAAGCTGGCTCTGCCGTACCCGATCGCCACCACCGACGTACCGCCCGAGACGTTCTACTACGCCAGGAACGAAAACGGCTTTACCGCGGTGGTCGAGATCAAGGAGGTGCCGTACTACACCGCCCTGGAGCGGTTTGGCGCCGGGCTCGACTCGAGCGGCAACGTCACGCCACCGGACGAGGGCCTTGACCCCAGGGCGGCTGGCCTGGCTCGAGCCGAGTGGACGCGCACGATGAAGAGCGCCGGCACGAACACGCTCAGGTGCATCGAGGCGTGGGACGAGAACGTGCAGGTCATCTGCTTGCAGGGACCCAACCAGCGCTCCAGAGGTCTGGACAGGGCGACGCTGTGCAGGGTCACGCACCACGATTACGGCGACGAGCACCTCGGCACACTCAGGGGTCCGTACTTCCACGCCATGGGCGTTACCACCGCCAGTCGGCTGCCCGAGCACGCCGGGCTGAGCATCCTGTACGGCTACCTGAACCTGTTCAGGCTGCTGGACTCACTGCTGACGATCCAGGGCAACAGCGCCTTTCTGACCGGCTTCCCGGCCTGGAAACAGTTGCAGAGCGGCTTGACTATCCCGGGTCTGCCTCAGCCGCCATATGGCTCTGACGGCAGAGAGGCAGCGGCTGGGCAGAAGATCGAGCCCGGCAAGCTGTACCCGTTCGATATCGCGCCGGTCGACCAGCCGCAGGGTGGCGCCGACCTGAACAAGCTGCTGCAGAACATCCAGCAGATCCTCGAGCGCGCCATGCCGAGCGCCTTCGCCGGCGCCGTCGGCGCTGACCAGTCGGGCTACGCCCTGAACCAGGCCGCCTACCTGGCCGGTCTGGCGTTCAATCCCATCGTCAGTAATGCCGAGGTGGCTCTCGCCGACCGCACCGGTTTCGAGAGCTGGCTGATCGAAAACTGCATCGCCGAGAACGTGTACGCCTGGGGCGAGCAGGAAGGTAAGCCCGGCAAGCGTGGCGGCAATGGCCAGACCAAGGGCACCTGGCTGCAGATCAAGCCGGACGACCTGGGCGGTATCCACAAGTACACCGTGCGTCTCAGCCCCAGCACGCCGTCGAACGAGATCATCGAGATCAGGGCGATCGGCGAGAAGATGCAGTTGAAGCTGATCACCTACGAGGACGCCGTGACCGAAGCCGGTGGCAATCCAGACGAGGTCGAAGCCAGCTGGCTGCTGCATGACCTGAAGCAGTCGCCCGAGATCCAGCAGCAGCTGAAGGACTCCGTCTTCCAGAAGCTGGGCACGATCCAGGCCAAGAAAATGGCGCAGCCCGGGATGCCCAGCATGCAGGAGATGGCCGGTGGGCCGCCGGGTCAGACCATCGCGCCGCCGACGGCCGTTCCCGGTACGGCCGGTACCCCGCCGGGGGCACCCGTCGGCGGCATGCCAGGCAATCCGGTGCCGTCCCCGGGCCAGGGCCTGCCCCTGGCGCCTCCTCCACCAGGCGGCGGTCCCATGCCGCCCGGTGGTATTCCCGGTGGCGGCACGCCGGTGGTGCCCATGCCGCCGCCCAACATGCTGCCGCCAGGCCAGGGACGCTGATGCCGGGCGAGACGATGCTCGACAAGGTCGCCACCGACCTGGCGCTCTGGCTCGATCAGGAGTCCAGCAAGATCGCCCTGGCCATGGCGCCGCAGGGCGTCTCGCCGTTCGCCGCGCCGATCTCCGAAACCCAGAAGCTGGAGTACTACCGCGACCAGTTGTTCAACCCGGACGGCGCCCCCAACCTGCAGGGCAGAAACGCGCAGATTCAGCGACTCGGGCCGCAGGGCTTCACCCAGGTCTACAAGGCCGTCATCAAGGCCTATCCCCAGTTGCGCGTGCCCGCTCCGCCCGAGGGCGCGCTGGTGCCGCAGGCTGGCCCGCCACCGAGCGCCCCCGTGGCGCCAACCACGATTGGAGGTCCTGAGGTCTGATGCCGACGTATCCCAACCCGGCCGGCGGCACGATGCAGGCCGCCAACGATCAGGAGGCCGCTGCGCAGGGCTGGACGCCCAGCATGGGCACCTTCGGGTCGAACACCTACCCGAGTGGTGGCGGGGGTGGCGCCTCCAGCAACCCGCAGTCGAGCGTGATGGGCGCGAACGTGCCGGCCGCGCAGATGCTGCTTGGCGCCGCCCAGCAGGCTGCGTACCAGGCGTATCTGAACGCGCGGCTGAACATGGAGACCGACCAGGAGGCGTACCAGAAGGCCGCCCAGGAGGCCGCCACCACGATCGCCCAGGCTGGCGTGACGGGCATGTACAACGGCGCGCCGACGCAGGCGGCCATCAAGCAGGCGTACGACCTGGCCACCCAGCAGGCGGCCGCCACCGGCTGGTACACGCCGCCCAACGTCAGCTACCCGGGCCAGGGCAACCCCAACCAGTACGGGTATCCGATCAACGCCGGCTCGGGCTACTTCGTCGGCGGCGACGGGCGCATCCACGTCGGCGACCCACAGGGCACCGGTCAGCAGGGCTGGGGTTCGCAGTACGGCGTGCCGGCCGACCCCAGCTGGCCAGCGGGCACCACCGTCAGCGACCCGAACATCCTCACGCGGCCGATGAGCCAGGCCAACCTGCCCGCCTCGGCGACGATTGGCCAGGCTATTCCGGGCGGGGGCGGCAGCAGCGGCGGCAACCTGTCCTGGAACCAGGTGTCGCAGCAGTTGCAGGCAGCCGCCGGGGCGAACTACAACGACGCGGCGGCCAAGGCTGCCTTCCAGCAGGCGACGGGCATGAGCGCCCAGAACTTCAACGGTGGCCAGGCGCAGAACCTGAGCCCGCAGCAGATGGCCCAGATCCAGGCGGCTGGCGGTGTGCCAGCCGGGGCGGGCACGTCCGTCGGCCAGCCGGCGGCCAACTTCTGGAACACGCAGGGTGGCGGCACGCCGGCGCAGCAGTACGCCCAGCAGTACCAGGCCCAGATGCAGCAGCAGCCTGGCCAGGTGGCCGGTCCGTCGGCGCAGGGTGGCTACCAGGGCTTCACGTCGGGTGGCGCGGGTGGCTACCCGACGGGTCAGCAGTACGGGCCAGTTGGCAACCAGGGCGCGCAGATGACCCTCGCCGCGCAGCAGCAGTACTACGACCAGTACATGAAAAACCGGGCGGAGAACCTGGCCGAGTGGAACGCCCAGCAGACCGCCAGCCAGAACTACCTGACCATGCTGACGAACCTGCGCGGGCCAGCCGACTGGGCCAAGTACCAGCAGGTCCTGGGCGCCACGCCGGGTGGCACGCAGGACCTCGTCCGCGCCGCAGCCGGTCAGTACATCCCCGGCGGCGGAGCCACCACCGGTGTGCAGCCGCAGGCCGCCGACCTGAACAGCCTGTACCAGCAGGCGACCGGTGGCGCAGGTTCGCAGCAGCAGGCACTGCAGCAGATGCAGGGCACGCTGGTAGCGCCCAACCAGATGGCGCCTCAGACGTGGAATGCCCTGCAGCCGAGTCAGCAGCAGATGCTGCTCGGCATCTGGGAGTCCCAAGGCTACAACAAGGACGACGCCCAGAACCTGTTCAACCAGAGTCTGCCGAAGTACGGTGCCTCGAGCCCGACGACTGGCGCGTTCAAACTGCAGTAAGTCATGACTATGCAACTGCCGGACGTCCCGGAGGACGACTACCGGCAGTATCAGGCCGACCAGTTCCAGCAGACTGCATCGAACCGTATCGGCACGATTGGCTTCGAGAGCGCCGCCGATACCCAGATCGCCAGCCTGGCGCCTCCACCTCCACCTGATCCAGACCTGGCCGCACGCCTGGGTGGCGGTCCTGCCCCGCCTCCACCTCCGCCTCCGCCTCCGCCTCCGCCTCCACCGCCGGAGCCAGCCCCGTCTCCTGAACCTGCACCAGCTCCAGCTCCGGCTCCGGCAGCAGAACCAACACCAACGCCGGCCCCGGAGCCCACTCCAGATCCAACACCAACACCGGAACCGACTCCACAGCCGACTCCGTCAGGTGGCTTCACCGACTGGTTCGGCAATGCCCTGGGCGCCGTGGAGCAGGCTGGCGGTGACGTTCAGCAATTCGCTTCGAATTTCAGCACTGGCGCGGGAGACATGTACGGTTCGGCGTTGAACGCAGCCGACAAGGCTGGCGCCAACGTACAGCAGTTTGCCAGTAACCTGCCTCCACCACCCACGCCGCTTCCGACTCCCCCTGCGGCGTCTACCTCCCCTCCCGGAGCCGGTCCCCCGCCGCAGGGTGGAGACCTGGGGCCGATCGATTCCTCGTCTCCAGCAGCGTTCGCTCGCACATTTGCTCCGTATGCGCAGTACGCCTCTGCGCAACTGGGCATTGACCCCACCTGGATCACAGCCATGGCGGCCAGCGAGTCGAACTACGGCAAGGCTGGCGGCAACGAGTTGTTCGGCATCAAGGCGTTGCCTGGTCAGAGAGGCACGTCGATGGCAACCCATGAAGGCGAGTACGGCGGCACGGCCCAGAACGCGACGTTTGCCACGTATGACACGCCGCTGGATTCCGTCGATGCCTACGTCAACCTGATCAAGAACCACTATCAGGGCGCCGTCGGTGCACAGGACCTGCCGACCTTCGTGCATGGCTTGAAGCAGGGCGGCTACTTCACCGCTGCCGAGCCGGAGTATCTCGGCATCCTGCAAGGCATCAGCAACCGCGTCGGTCCCGACGTGCAGAGCACGCTGGCGGCCGGCGGCCAGGCGATTCAGGGCGCCGGCCAGCGAGCTCAGGGCCTGGTCAGCCAGGGTGCACAGGCCGTCACCGACACCGCTCGAGCGGTTGCCGACAAAGTCTCGCAGTTCGGCGACCCGCAGCTGTCTAACGACGAGGCGTATGCCGCGTGCGGTCCGGCCGCCGCGGTCAGATTCGCCCAGATGTACGGCCGCAACCCGACGCTCAGGGAGGCCACCGACCTGGCTGCCAGCGTGGGCTGGACGAGCGCCAATGGCATGGCCGGCCTGGGCTCCGAGAAGGCCCTCATGGACAAGCTGGGTGTGCCGACCAGAGTCGTCGGCCCGGACATCCAGGCAATAGCCACCGAAGCTCAGACTGGCAACCCGGTGACCATCAGCACCCAGGGCCACTACTTCACCGCTGACGGCTACGACCCCAACAGCGGCGCGTTTCACGTTGGGCAGTCGGGCCTGGACCTGAAGGGCGGCTCAGAGTGGATGACGCCGGCGCAGATGCAGGCCCGCATGGGGCCTATCCAGGGTGCGCTGTTCGCCGACAACCCCCAGGTTCCGGCGCCCTCCACCAGCGACCAGACTTCGAGCCCAGCGAGTTACCTGGATCGCGCCAAGCAGTCGATCGGCTCGACGTTCGACGACTGGAAAACGCAGACACAGCAGCAGTTCAGCAACCTGGGCTCCACCGGGCAGGACATCCTGAGCACGCTGGGTATTGGTAAGGACCAGGCGGTCAGCAGTCTGGATCAGGCCGTCCAGAGCGCCTCGAGCGCCGGCACGCAGGCCGCCTCAGCGGTGACGCAGGCAGTCACACCAACGTCTGCCGATCTGAGTACTCTGTCGCCTGCTGCGCCAGAGGTTCAACAGAGTCCTGTTGACCGACTCAAGAGCGCGTTCTCGGACTTCATTGATCAGGTCGGCGGCAGCAGCGCTGCTCAGACGGTCGCCAATGCGCCGTTACCCATGAACGTCGGTGGCACCATCGGCGACGTCGCGCGCGGCGGTCAGGCGGCGCTCAACACTTTTGAACAGCAGCGCCAGGAACTGGTCAGCCGTCCGACCGAAGTCCAGCAGATGCAGGCCAACGTCGACGCCGTGCGCAACCGTGACTGGGGCGCTTTTGTTTCGGGCACGCTTGACCTGGCCAATCGCGCCACTGAGCCGTTTATGGGCGGTAAGGAGGCCGACATCAGTCCGGTGGTCTCCGCCGCGTTGACCGCCGCTGGGCTGGACCCCGATTCGTCGCGCATCATCGGCCAGGCGGCCAACTTCGTGGCTCCCTCAGCCCTCGAGCGTTTCCTGCCGAGCGCGGTAGAGGCTGCCGAGCGGGGTGGGCCAGCGGCGGTACGCGCGGCCACCCGAGTCGCCGGCGAAGCTGCGGGTGAGCTGGGTGGGCGAGCACTGGGAGCACTCGACGTGGTGCGTCCACCGGAGGTGGCGTATGCCTCGACGCGTCTGCCAGGCGAGACCGCCGAAGCGTATGCCGCACGAATTGGAACTGCAGCGGCGGCGCCTGCCGAGCGCACGAGCATTGCCGACATACCGTGGAGCGCGCGGTCGCGCGCGGAGCTCGAGCGTGGACCATACCAGCCCTCGGTAGAAGCGGCTCCTGCTGCCGCAGCAACTGAGGCACCAGTGTCTACTGGTGCAGATGTCGGCTGGACGCGGGCTGACGGTTCACATGGCTTCGGCACCATCCTCGGCGAACGAGGCGACGCCTGGGTGGTCAGTACCGGTACCGGACTGGAGCGCGTACCCAAGGACACTTCGGGCCTGCAGACCATCCGCATCAAACAACTGCAGGAGATCCAGCTTGGCGACGAGGTCAGAGGTACGAGTCTATCGACAGGCGACACAGTGCAGGGCACGGTCATTGACCAGCCGGACATCAATCACTTTCGTATCCGCACCCCGGATGGTCAGGAACATGTCACCACTTCAGTCACTACTGATCCTGTCGAGACTTCAGCGCCCACTGCTGCAGCACAAGCACCTGAGGGCGCGCGAGCGGCGCCAGTTGGAGCCGAACCTGCCGCGGCGCAACCAGTTGAAGTTGGTGGAGGTGGTGGCGACGGTTCAGGTGGTGGAGGCCGCAGAGCGCCGCCAGGCGGTTCTGGACCCGACTACACCTCGGTCATGCCCGAGGGGGTGTACCAACCTACGAAGCCGACGGCCGCTGCGAATGCGCCAAGCGCTCTCGAGTCCGCGCGCCGCGCCGTGGTGCGCCAGCTCACCGACCGCGGCGTCGACCTGAATATCTTCCAGAAAGAAGCCGCCAAGCGCCTCGGGCGGCCGCTCACGTCTGACGAAATGGTGGCTGGCCACGCCCGTCTGGCGGCCGATCCGGCGGCACGTTTGATGGTCGAAAACGGACTCGGTCCGGCGGTGCGTCAGGTCGGCCGCGACACCCAGGCACTCAGGGATTACCTGGTGGCTGACAGCAACACCAAGGTGAGCGCCGCGCTCGGGAACCGCGAGCGTCTGTTCTCGGGTGGCCTCACCGCCGAGGATAGCCGCAAGGCACTCCAGGCTATCGAGCAACAGCTCGGACCGCAGCGTTTCGCGAAGGTGCAGAACGCGGCCGATCAGGTCTACCAGCACTCGCGCGACCTGCGCAATCGGCTGGTCGACAGCGGCGTGCTCAGCCAGGAGCAAGCTCAGGAGATGGAGGCCAAGTACCCCGACTGGGTCAAGACGCACATCCTCGACTACATGGAAAAGGATGGCGCCGCTGGCGGCCAGGGTACCGGCACGAAGATTGGCCTGACCTCGCGCGACGTGCATGCCTATAACCCTGAAGGCACCGTCCGTGGACGGGAAGATCCGATCGGCTCCACGATCGGTTACACCCACCAGGTGGAGCGCATGGCGCGCAAGAACGAGACGTTCAACGCCATGCTCGAGCTCGATCAGGCTGCGCCGCCAGGTCAGCGCATGCTGCGCCCGGTGGCCGATTCGTACACCCCGACGAAAGGCCAGGAAACCGTGACGGGCTTCGTCAACGGCCAGAAGCAGAAGTACGTCACGGACAACAAAGCCCTGGCGCAGGCGATCAACGGCACCGGCGTGACGCAGCTGCCGGACTGGGCCCAGTCGTGGAGCAAGACCTTCCGCGCCCTGGCTACGTCGCGTAACCCGGTCTTCCTGGCGGGCAACGCCGCGCTGGATGTGCCCGAGTACACCCTGCGCTCCACCGTGCGCGAGGGCGGCCCGCTGGCGCTGCCGCGCGTGCTCGCCGAGCTGGGCAGGGGCTACGCCGACGCCTTCGCCGGCTTCAACCCGGCGGCTATCGCCCGCGGCGAGTTCGGACCCAATACGCAGCGCTTCATCAGAGGTGGCGGCGGCGCCTCAGGCGCATTCTCGGCGGCGACCGCGGAGCAGCGGGCGAAGACCGCGGCCGAGCTCTCGAAGTCGCACGTCTTCCAGATCAACAACAAGTCGGATGCGCTGAACATGGTCAAGAACCTGCTCACGCTCAAGCCGGTCGAATCCCTCGGCGAGCGCGTCGAGTACGGGCCGCGCGTGGCAGCGATGCGCCTGGCCGAGCGGCGCGGAGAGAACCCGGTGCAGTCCGTCCTCGAGGGCCGCGACGTGACCATGGACTTCAACCAGGGCGGCCAGGCGGCCAAGCTGATCAACCAGCTCATCCCGTTTTTCAACGTCGGCATCCAGGGTCCGACGCAGGTCGCGCGTAGCTTCAGGGGCAACCCCCAGGCGTTTGCCAAGACGATGCTCTCGCTCATCGGTGCGCCGACGATCGCCGCCGAAGCCTGGAATCGTTCGGATCCACAGCGGGCCAGGGACTACAAAGACGTGCCGCAGAACGTCAAAGACCAGGGCATCGTGGTGATGCTGCCGGGCCAGGCACCGGTGGACAAGCAGGGTAATCGCCACCCGCAGTACGCCTTCATCAACCTGAGGAACTTCGCGCCCATGGCAGTGATGGCCCGCACCGCGGCCGAGACGGTGGCCGGCGACCAGCACCGTACCTGGCAGGAGCTGCTCGGCAGTGTCGCGGCCGGCGCCTCGCCGTTCCAGGCCTCGAACGTGGCCGACCTGGCCTCGAGCTTTCAACTGCCGGTGCCGGGCGCCACCAGCGCGGCCCAACTGGCGCTCAACCATGACCTGTATCGCAACCGCGCCATCGTGACGGAGCGCAACGATCAGAACGCTTCGGCGCTCAGCAAGAACCTGACGCCGTTTCTGCAGTCCGTCGTCGACACCGCGGCGCCTACCTCCGGCACGGTCGTGCGGCCTTCAGCGGTGGACTTCGCCATCCGCGACACGCTGGCTGGCGTGGGCAATTCGATCCTGGGCGCCAGCGACGTCCTGTCGCCCAGCCAGAGCACCTTCCAGCGCACTGGCGTCACCGGCGTACCAGTGGTCGGCGGACTGGCCGGCCGGTTCGTGCGCAACTACGGCGGCCAGTCGCTCGAGGACGCCCGCAACCAGGCGACCAGCCCCGAGGCGCAGCGCATCCTGCGCTCGGGCGGCCTGGGGACGTACGCGCCGGCTGCCGTCGGCACCACCGCTCAGGGCGTGCCACTGCTGCAGGCCGAACAGGTCGACTACCAGAACCGCGCGAACCAGTACTTCGACCAGGGCATGCGCGCCCTGGAGCAGACGCCTGGCTGGAAGAGCAGCAACGCCGAGCAGCGCAAGACGCTCGTCACCGAAGTATTGAGCAACGCCCACGACAGAGCAGGCACCGAGGTCCTGCGCCAGATCCCAACCGATGAGCGTCGTCAGCGTGTGGTGGCCGCCAGGACGGCGGCATAGGAGGTTCACGTGCCGATCAAGGTTGCCCCCGATCCGAATAACCCGGGCGGCTTTATCTGGGTTGATTCCAACACCGGTGAGCCTGCGGTGCAGCCGGGCGGTCCGGGCACAGCCTATGTCGCGCCCAGTGAGCTCACGCCCGATCAGCAGCGTCAGATCACGGCGCCACAGCGTAAGGCGACGAATGATGCGTTGATCGCGGCGTATGAGGAGGCGCACGGCAAGCGCATCTCAGAGCCGTCGGTGACAGATGCGTACATCGACAATCCGAGTGCGGCGCCTGGCGATCCGAAGAAGATTCCCAACCCGAATCCGACGCAGCACTACACCTTCGCGGATGGCTATTCGGTCGACGTCAGTTCGAACGGCGAGGTCATCAAGCAGACGCCGGGACCCAAGGTCGACACCACCGCAGCCAGCGCCAACCGCGTCGGCACGCCCGAGACCGGTGTCTGGGAGAAACAGAACGGCACCTGGGTGCAGGTCGTATCGCCCCAGGCTGGCGTAACCAAGCCCAGCAACCCCGACGAAGACCGCCTGAAAGCGATCAACACCCAGGTCGCGGAGGCGCAACGCAACGAGCGCCAGGCCAACGAAGCCGCTGGCAAGGGCTACCTGACCGACGCCGAGGCGGCCACGATTCAGCAGGGCGGCACCCGGCTGAACCAGTCTCAGCAGTCGATCGACCTGGACAAGGCCAAGTTCGCCCAGCAGCAGAAGGAGTTCGACCAGAAGCAAGCGCTGGACGTCGCCAAAACTACCGCCGATGTTGCCCAGTCGGGCGCGACAACCACCGAGATCCAGGCGCGCACACAGGCGACCCAGCAAGCCGTCGACATCGCCGGCCAGAAACTGCCCGGCGAGCTGGCTCAGCAGGGCGCCACGCTGCAGCAGACTCAGGCGCAGACCCAGGCGCAACTGGCTAACGCGGCGGGAACGGCGGCCACTACCCAGCGCACCCAACAGCAGATCCAGCAGGGCAACGCGCCCACCGTCGAGAACATCGCCGCCACCTCGCCGTACATCTACCAGCGTGACCCGAACACGGGCGCGCTCACCCCGCAGCTAAACCAGGGCTACGTGCCCAAGACTGCCGGCGAGGTCGCCGCGCGCGTCGGCCAGATGCAGGCGGCGGCGCAGGCCCAGCGCGATCAGATCAGCCAGCAACTGCAAGCGGGCGTGTACGGCAGCGGCGCGGACGCCCAGCAGAAGGCCGCCGCCGCCTTCGATCAGTGGTGGGGTCAGAACGTCGAGCCCCAGAAAGCAGCCCTGCAGGTAGCTCAGGACCAGGCCAACGCCGAGCAGCAGCGCCTGGCTCAGGAGCAGAACCGCGCCAACTACGCCACAGCCTTGACTGCTGGTTCGAATGCCATCGAAGCGCAGAAGGCGTTGCTGCCGTACATGGTCGGCCCCGGCTGGAGCGGCGCAGTCAACCAGATCGCCGGCGCGTACTCGAGCGGCAAGATGCCGGGCAACATCGACATCGGCGCCGCGACGAGCTTCCAGTTGCCGGACATGCAGGCGCTGTCGAACGCGGCGGTCAACACCGCGCTGGCGCACATCTCCCCCACAGCCCAGAGCGGTCTGGCTCAGGGGCCGAGCGCCAGCGGTCTGCAGGCACCACCCGCGGGTCAGCAACCGGGCATGGCCGGCGCAGCGGCTGGCATGGGGTCGCAGGACATCAGCTCGCAGCTCCAGAGGACTACCTACTCGCCGACGATCACCATCACCCCCGACGGCACGACGCACATCAACACCGGTGGGGGTCCGACACAGTCAGCGGCGCCTCCGGGTCCGACGCCGCAGCAACTCGCTAACCAGAACGCAGCCGGTGGCCAGGTGACCAATCTCGGTGCCTTCTCGGGAGCGAACCCGGCAACTGGTCCGGCGACGAACCAGCCAGCCACCTACGGCGTGCTCAGCGGCCAGATGCCGTCGCTGATGGCCGCCGCTCAGGCGCCCTACCAGGCGCCAGCCTTCTAGATTGCGGATCAGGGTATGATGCAGCCAACACAACCAGACCCTTCGAGCGAGCAGCCTCCGACGGATGCCCCGGCGAGCGTTGAACAGGCTTCTCCCGCGGCGGAAGGGACTTCAGGATCATGGTGGCAACGACTGTGGCACCGTGACGGGAGTCCTGAACGACAGCCCGAGGAGCCCGAACCGACGCAAACCCCGTCCGCGATCACGCTGACGCAGGAGGAGTTAGATAGACGGGTCCAGGCCGAGACCGATCGGCGAGAAGCCAAGCGTCAGGCCGATGCACGTGCTGCCGAACGGCGGCGACTGCGCGACGAAGACCCCTGGGCGTATGCCGAGCAGGAGCGGAATGCCGAGCAGGCAGCCACCGCGGACAGCTCGATCGCGGGCCTGTTCAGCCAGGTCGGCGCCGAGCACGACCGCTACACCCTGGACCCCCTGGTCACCCAACTTCCCGAAGCCGAGCGCCAGCGCATCCTCGCGCTCGAGGGCGCCGGTGTCGGGCTCGACGGCCGCAAGCTCATCGTGACGGAGGGCTTGAAGGCACTTGAGAAGCACTGGAAACAGGAAGGCGCCGCGGAGGCAGAGCAGAAACTCCGCCGCAACGCCGCCTTCCGCAAGCAAGTCCTTTCTGAATTTCGCCGAGGCGTCCGCGAGCCCGAGTTCATCAGCGGCGGGCCACCGTCGGTGGAAGGCGAGAAAGTTTCCGACATCCTGCGCAACCAAATCCGGGCGCGCCACTAGCTGCCTTCCATCCTTCCTCGCGTCTAGACGGCACGACCTCCACTTGAGGGTAGCTATACGCCGTACAACAGTGTCGCGGGACGTACCACGCCAGGTACTTCACCGCTTATTCCCGAGGACGTCCAGCGCGAGATCGTCCAGTCCGTCGAAGAGAAGTCAGCCGCCCTGCGCCTGATGCCGCATGTAACGATGAAGCGCGCGCAGCAGCGCATTCCGGTACTGACGCAGCTGCCGATTGCCTACTGGCTGACGGGCGCCAGCCTGGACGCCCGCGATCGCGGTCTCAAGCAGACCACCTCCCTTCAGTGGGACAACGTCTATTTGAACGCTGAAGAGATGGCAGTCATCGTGCCGATCGCCAAGAGTCTGCTGGACGACCTGGACTACGACTTCTGGAGCCAGGTCAAACCCAAGATCACCGAGGCCTTCGGTGTCGCGCTGGACGAGGCGATCTTCTTCGGCAATGGCGCGCCGGCCACGTTCCCGACGGCGATCGTCACGGCGGCCTCCGCCGCAGGCAACCTGCTGGTGGTGGGCGCCACGGCTGGCCAGGACTTCCTGGGCGACGTGAGCGCTGGCATGGGCCTGGTCGAAGCCGATGGTTACGACGTCTCAGGCTTCTGGGCCCGCAAGCAGGTCAAGGCCAAGATGCGCGGCCTGCGCACGACCACCGGCGCCTTCATCATGCTCGGCGACGACGCTGGACCACAGGCAGCGGTGAACACCGGCAACCTGTTTGGCGAGCCGATCATCTTCAGCAACGCCGGCCTGGTGGAGTTCAACACGGGTGCCACCGGCTACTCGATGATCGGCGGCGAGTGGGATCAGTCGATGCTGGCCATTCGCGAGGACATCAGTATGGAGATGTTCGACACGGGCGTCATCAGCGACAACACCAACGCGATCATCTTCAACCTGCTGCAGCAAGATATGGTGGCGCTGCGCGTCATCGCCCGCTTCGCGTGGGCCGTGCCCAACCCGGTCAACCGTCAGCAGCAGACGACTGCCTCCAGGTATCCCTTCTTTGCCCTGCAGCAAAAGGCCGCCACCGGTGGTGAGGGCTGATGTCGGATGTCATCTTCCTAGCCGAGACGCAGGACGCCAGCACCGCAACGACGATCTACGGCAAGGGGCATCAGATGTCCCTGGCCGACGAGGCGGCCGTGCTGGCGTTTACCCTGCAGGGCAAGGCCGCTCTGCGCGGTACGGCGATCCGTCAGCCGCGCGCCTCGCCGATCGGCACCACCACGGCGACGATCAACTGGACCGTTGACCAGGCGTGCACGGCGATGAAGGTCGACTACGGCACCACGACCGCGTACGGCAGTTCGCAGGCCGCGACTCCAGCCGCCGGTAGTGGCGCGATCGTCGCCAACCTGACAGGTCTGACCACGGCCACCACGTACCACTACCGCGTGTCGGTGACGTGTAACGGCGCGGTGACGATGACCACCGACCAGACGTTCAGGACCAGCTAGGAGAGCGTATGGCCCGTAAGGGAGGCAACTGGATCAGTGGCGCCATCAGCAAGCCGGGTGCTCTGCGTCAGACGCTGGGCGCCAAAAAGGGCGAGCCGATCCCGCGCGCCAAGTTGGAGGCCGCCGCCAAGAAATCCGGTAAGACGGGCCAGCGAGCACGCCTCGCATTGACCCTCAGAAAGATGAAGTAATGCCCGGTGGACGCGCCTACAAGAAGCCCGTCTCGAAAGCGCAAGCGCGCTTCTTCGGTGCTGCAGCCGGCGGCAACGTGCCCGGCTTCGACCCCAAGGATGCGCAGAAGAAGCTCAAAGGTGTGAACGAAAAGAAGCTGCCCGCCAAGAAAGGCAAGAAGTAATGCCCGAAGTACGACTGCTGGTTCAGGTAACGGACAACGAGGGCAAAGAGCACCCGGCTGGTGAAGTCGTCGACGTCGACGTGGAGCAGGCCGAGGCGTGGCGTGCCATGGGCAAGGCGTCGCTGGTCAGCGCCGAGCAAGCTAACGAAGCAGCGGCCACCGAGGGCCACTACTCCGACGTGACCACGCGCGAGGATGTCGCGCCACTGAGCCCGGGCGGCGCCACGCCAGGACCGCAGGCTGACGACGAAGAGGAGGACGAGCCCAGGTCCAGAAAAGGCAAGAAGTGATGGCCAGGGTGCGCTTCCTGGCAGCGTCCTACGATCCGCGCCCCGGCAAGGAGGGCACGGTTTACGGCCCCGGCCACGAGACCGACTTCGACGAAACCGACTACGAGTACGTGCTGGCGTTGCGCGTGCGGGGCAATGCCGAAATCATCGACGCCACCGGGTTGCCAACTGGGGCTACTCCCGAAACCGTGCAGGAGCCGTTCATCGCGCCAGCGGCATGAGCATCACGTTGGCCCAGATCCAGCAGGCCGTGGCGCGGCGCTGCGGCCCGTATCGCCAGGTGTTCAACGATCGCCAGGATCCGGGCACGGCTACCTTCGACTCGGCTTTCTGTCCGCTGCTGCGTAGCAACATCGAGTTAGACCAGGTGACCAACCTGCATCTGCTGCGGCGCGGTGAGGTGATGGATGGCGGCCTGGTCAACGTCGACATCACCGATCGCGATCGGCTGGTGTTCAACTACACCTCGGCCGAAGGGCGGGTCGACGTCGATCGCTCGTGGGGCAACGCCCCGATCCCCGGCGAGATCTTCGAGTTCCATCACCTGGCGCCCGACGACGAGCTCGGCGAGGCGGTCCTGGCCGGCCTGCGGCGCTGCTACTTCGAAGACTCGCTGTACGCCCAGCCGAACGCCCAGTACGGCGGCATCGACCTGACCGCCCTGGCGCCGTGGATCACCGAGCCGTGGCAGGTCGCGCGCGTGCAATACGGTTGGCTCAGCCCCTCGGCGGATGCGCCGTTTGATGCGGTCAGCCAGGCTGGCCATGTCTGGCTGCAGGGCACCACCGGGTACTTCTCGCCGATCGCCGTGTGGGTCAGCTACTGGCGGCCGGCGGCGTCCTGGGTCAACGGTGCCGATGCGCCCGACGGCCCGATCTCCGACTGGGACGCCTTCGACGTCGACCTGGACTACGCCACGGCTGCCGGCCACATCGAGGCCTGGCATTTGTTCCCGTCACGCATGGTGGCGGCCTCAGCCGGCGGCCTGCAAGCGAGCCAGCAGATGGCCGCGCAGGAGTTCACTCGTCAGGCGCTGATCCACGGTCCGCAGCGCTCGCAGTCTGTTGGCTTCTCGAACCTGTTCACCAGTAGCAGCGCCTGGGGCAAGACCTGGGTCAACCGATGACTCGCACCAACGACGTGCGCGTCAACTTCAACCTGACCACCGATCCGATCGGCCCGCCGTCGTGGTCACAGGGGCCGCCAGGTCCGCCCGGTCCGCCAGGCCCGATGGGCCCGACTGGCTCGCCAGGTCCCGCTGGGCCGGAGGGTGACCAGGGGCCGATTGGCCCGAACGGTCCAGGCTGGGTCAGTAGCACGCGCGATCCGACCAGCGGCGATGTGGGCTACCCCATCGGCACGCTCTGGTTCAACGACTGGACGAACAAGTACTGGCAGCTGACCAGTACTTCCCCAACAGTCAACTGGGCGCTGACAGGCGACCTGGGCGGCCCGCCAGGCCCTCAGGGGCCACCCGGTGCGGACTCGACGGTGCCTGGGCCACAGGGGCCGGCCGGACCAACTGGTGCGACTGGGCCACAGGGTCCGCAAGGCAATCCGGGCGCCACTGGTCCCCAGGGGCCGATCGGTAACACTGGTCCACAGGGGCCAACTGGAGCCACCGGCAGCCAGGGCCCGGCCGGCCCAGGCGTGGCGGCCGGGGGCACGGCCGGTCAGGTGCTCTCGAAGATCGACGCCACCGACTACAGCACTCAGTGGACCTCGCCGTTCACTCAGGCGCTTGCCGACGCGCGCTACCTGCAATTTTCAGGCGGCACGCTCACTGGCGCGCTGACGCTGGCCGCTGATCCGGCGACGAATCTCCAGGCGGCCACCAAGCAGTACGCCGACACCAAGCTGACCCAGGCGCAGGCCGATGCACGCTACCAGACGCCCGCGCAATCTGCTGCGCTGTATCTGCCGCTAACAGGCGGCACGCTGACGGGCGGTCTGCTGTTTTCTCCAGACAACACCTACGACATCGGTGCAAGCGGCGGTGCCAACCGACCGCGCAACCTGTTCATCGCCGGCCAGGCCACGCTGAGCGGCAGCGTCGGCATCATGTCGGCAGCCGCCAGCGACCGTGCCCTGCAGATCAACCCCACCGCCGGGTTACTGACAGGCACGTCTCAGTTCGGCATCGTGCTCATCCCGACGTTCTCTTCGGGCGCAACCAGCGCGGGCTACGGCCTCTACGTCCAGGTTGCCACGCAGGCGGCGACACATACGATGGCTAGCGGCTACGGCGTGATCGTGCAAATCCCCAACGTAGGGGCCGGCACGTCGATTACCAACAACTACGGCATCAATGTCGCCAACCAGGGCGCGAGCGGAGTCACCAATGCCTACGGCATCTACATCAGCGCGCAGTCGGGTGCGGCTACAGAAAACACCGCCATTTACGCGGTAGGTGATTGTCGGCTTGGCGGGGTGACGGGTGCTCAGATTGCGGCGGCTGCAACGACCGGGTTTGTCTATTTGCCCAGCATCGTTAGCGCACCGACAGGCGTGCCCGCTCGCGTCAATGTCGGTACGGGCAGCGGTGCTCACCCCTTCACCTACGACCCAAGCACCCACCGCTTATGGGTCTATGAGGGCGGCGCGTGGCATTACGCCCAGTTCACCTGATGAGGAGCACACGATGACCCAACCTGAAACTCCGTTGCCGCCAGAAACAATCGGCACCCAACCCAAGAACGCCGACGAGGTGAACATGCTGGTCGGCACGCACTTGCGCGGTTTCATCGCCAACAAGAACGCCATCGGCCAGGACCACGACTGGCTGGTCACCGTCGACCTGAAAGTGCCGCCGTACAACTTCACCCAGGCCCAGGAGGACTCGCTCAAGAGCGGCATCGGCGACCTCGACGCCAGCCTGGACACCGTCGACATGACCACCATTTCTCGAATCGTGGGCATGGGCTGAATCCGACCTGAGCTATGCCGACCCAATCCTCCCGACGCAGGCCGTGGCCGTGGGACGCGCGCCTGTCAATCAGCCCGATCGGCATCCCCGACAACGGCCTGATGCTGGTTCCCAACCCGCAGACCGGGTTGATGATCGGCAAGAAGCAGCAGAACCTGTCTCAGAGTTACCCACCCGTTGCTGATTACGGCTCCTCGCCGACCTACCGCGAGCGAACCTTCGAGTTTCGCCCTACGGGGGGTTTCGGTGAGAGCATCCAGAGTTCTGGTCAAGACCACCGCTACCACTACGCCATGGACATGTGGGTTACCGGTGGCCTATTTGGCCAGGGGCCGTTGGTCCACGACCTGACCCCGCCGGTGACGGGCCGCATTCGCCTGTTTGTCGAGGCGCTTGGCCCAGCCGCCGGGCGAGCCCTGAGCCTGTTCGCTCTGGCTGGCGCCAACGTCCTGTTGCGCTCGGATGACACGGCGGCAGGCATGGGTGCTCTGCACACGCGCGCGGGCCACGTCGCTATGGATGCGGTGCGTTACGCGGGGCTGTTCAGCGGTGCTCCAGACGCGCTGTACGTGGCCTGGGACGACGGCGTGCTTGAGGAATACAACGGCACGGCCTGGACGCCGTGCGTCCTGCCAGCGGGCTTCGCGCCGCAGTTTCTGTGCAGGCTGGGCGACGAGCTATGGGCGGCCGATCCGGTCACCTGTCAGATCCGCAAGTGCACCAACGACCCCAAGGTCGCCGGCTCTTGGTCGGGCCCCATCCAGATCGGCACCCCGAGCATCCGCATCACCGCCCTGCGCCAGACCAACGACCAGTTGGTGATCGCCAAGGCAGACGGCGACCTGTTCACGGTCAACGCCGACGGGTCGGACAACGACCTGTATCCGGGTCTGGCCAACACCACCGACCCCGACAACTGCCGCACCATGGTCGCCTGGCAGGGCAGCCTGTGGTTCAGGACGGGGCGTGCCTTCTGGAAGCTGGACGTCCAGGGCGGCTACACGCTCAGCCCCCAGGGGCCAGGCCGTAACCTGTCCAATCTGTCCGAGGTACGCGGACCGGTGCAGGCGTTCGCCGGTTGGAATAGCCAGATGGCGTTCGGCGCGATCTACAACTCGCAACTGAACAACAGCTATCTGCTGACGTATGGCAACTGGGAGCCGTCCCAGACCGGCACAGGAACCCAGTTCACGTTTGCCGATCAGTGGGACGGCGCGATCGCTCACTGGGTCGGCCGCAAGGTCACGGCGCTGTTCGTCTCCTCGGTGCCTTCCGACGCGCGGCTGTACATCGGCTTCGAGGACGGCGGCTACTCATGGATCAAGCTGGTGCCGTTCCCGCTCATCCCCAACGGTGGCGCCGAATTCAACACGGGTGGCTACATCGTGCTGCCGCTGCACCACGCTATGTTCCAGGCGGATCTGAAGCACTTCATCGGCGTGAGCGTGTTCGGGCCGTACTTCCCGTCCGACGGAGCGGTGAACATCAGCTACCGGTTGCGCGGTTCGGCGGGCATGCCGCCAGCCACGCCGGACGACGACTTCATCACCACCGACATTGCGCCGTTCAACACCAATGGTCAGCGCAACGACTTCAGCACGCCAGTTTCGGGTGCGGCCATCGAGGTCAAGCTCAGTATGACCTCGGCCAATCCCGCCGACACGCCCATCCTGGAGGGCATCGGTTGGCACGAGCAGCTGGTGCCCGCTTTCCGTCGCGACTTTCAGTTCACGGTGGACTGTCGCGACTACGTGGCGCGGCGTGACGGCGCCGCCGAGCGACACTCTGGCCGCTGGCTGCGGGACCTGATCATCCAGGCCGCCTCGCAGCCCGCCAACGTGGTGCTGGAGCTTCCCGACGAGACCGTCCAGGACGTGGCGTTTTTCGACTACACCGAGCGCCAGGTGGTGCACACGGCCTTTGGCGGCCAGGCGTGGCAGGTCGACTGCCAGGTGACCCAGTTTGGCTTGAAGAGCATCTACGGCACGATCGGCCGCACGCGCGGTACGCAGATCGGCGCCACGCGCGGATTCACCATCGACCGTATGCGGCTGATGTGAGGGAGGAGCAATGAGCGGATCAACCACCGAACTGGGCATGTCCACGGCCGTGGATGGTGACGACAACGCCGATTATCTGACGATCGGCCTCAAGAACGGCCTGCAGACGCTGGATGCGTTGTTCAACAATGTGACCGGACACAATCACGGTTCGGCGCATCAGGGTGGGCCAATCACCACGATCCCCGCCTCGGCCATCCCCGACGGCTCGATCACCAGCGCGAAGATCGCTGACGGCACCATTACCTCGTTAGACCTGGCGAACGGGAGCGTGACCTCGGCCAAGTTGGTGTCGCCGATCGACTTGGCTGGCTGGATCCGGAGCACCGCAGACAATACTGGCGCGTTCGCGACTACCGGAGCAGGGTTGGAGTTGTATTACGACGCGACCCAGGGCGTGGTGCAGGTCTACGATCGCGGGGGCTCCACGTTCAAGCCACTGATCCTCAATGCCAGTCAGATCACCCTGATAGCCAACAGCCACAACATGGTCCTCGATTCGGGCGGCACGCTGACCACTCCGATCGGAATAACCGTCAACTCGGCACGTGGCGCCAACCAGGGCGGGCTCAATCTTCACGCTGCAGCAGCCGGTAACGACGTCGGTGTTTTTGCCGAAAACGGCAACCTGTACTGCTGGTTCAACAATACTGGTGGCCAACTGCTGTTGCAGGGTCCTAGTGGTGCTGGCTGGGTTGGCGCCACGTTGGGCTCGGTATCTGTCCAGGGCCAACTCTCTACCACTGGCAACCTTCTGGCTGGTGGAGCCATGTATGTCGGTTCGGCCGGCGACACGTACTTGACGCGCAATGGGGCCAACTCGCTGAGCACCAGCGGGGCCTTACTGGTGTCGGGCGCTCTCGTTGTGAGCGGTGCGGCCACGTTCCAGTCAACCCTCTCGGTATCTGGCAGTCTGAGCATCGCCAACCTGGCGGTCACCAGTTATCTGACGGCTGGTGGCGGCACGATGCCCAACTCGGGGGCCATTCGCCTTACGGCGAACTCGCAGATCATGTGGAGCGGCGGCAGCGACTACGGCGTCTGGATTGATAGCAGTGGCTACTTCAACCTGAAGCAGGGCCAGGTCATTGCCGGCGGTGCTTCAGGTGGCAGTGTTGGTACTCCATCGACTTGCCGAGGCTTCCTGCAGGTCAACATCAGCGGAACGGGGACTTGCAAGATCCCGATTTACAACAACTGAGAGGGCCACATGAAACGCATTCCACTCCGCGTGCTGCCTGATCCGAATGACCCGAGTCAGGTCATCGAGTACCACAAGGTCATCGAGCAGGTCCTGCGCGTGCCGCTCGATCGTCAAGGCGGCGCCACCATCGACGAGATGCGCAGAGCGATCCACGTCCTGGACGCCCTGGACGAGGCCGATGATGTGCTCCAGTTGGAGGACGCCGACTGGAGCTTCCTGAAGCAGAAGATCGACGCCATGCCGTGGGCCATGGTCGACCGTCGCATCGTGCGCTTTCACGACGACGTATTCAGCGCCACCGAACAACTGCCCGACTCACAGAACGGGCACGTTGGAGTGACCGACTATCTGACTGATGGAACGAGGGCACGATGACAGATTGGAACGTGGGCCCCGGGGTCGCCGAAGCGATTGCCGACAACGGTGATGAGGCTCGCAGCGACGAACGTTTCGTAATTTTGGACGAAGGCCACAAAGTGAGCCTCACCCTGGCCCGCGACGGTCAGTACTGGTGGTACGAGGAGGATAACCGGGTCAACCGGTTGCCCTTTCGGTGACAACACCGCGCCACCAGTTCTCTATGACCCGTGGACTTCTCAACCAGGCCAACTTTACGACTTTACCTGTTCGGCCTGCTCGCTTGATTGGCTCAAGCGTGCCGTAGGGCTGGTGGTCGTGGACGACATCTACGGCAGCCGCGAGACGACGGTGTACGAGATCGGTTACCCGTCGAATATTTCAGCGGACGTTGGGCTGCACGACGCCAGCGGCTCGGCGCTGCGCGCGGTGTTGGACGGCTACGGGCAGCCCAGCGAGCAGGCCTGGTTGGACTTCGATACGACCTACGCGATCGCCCAGGAAACGCCAGGCATGATGTCGGGCGCCGCCTGGTACCACTGGGTCGGCATCCGGGGCGTGGACGCCGGCTGCATCTGGGTGGCAAATTCAGCGCCTAACTACAAGGGTGTGGTCGACCACGTCTCGCGCGACGACTTCGCCAGGCTGGGCGGCTTCTCGGTGGTGTGGCTTGTATGACCCAGCCGCCAACGACTCAGCCCACGAGCGCTGACGCGCCGCTGCTGACGGTCGCGTGCGCCATCCTGCTGCTGATCGACTTCCGCACCCGCTCAACGATGACCGCCGACGAGCGGGCCCAGGCTTCTGCCGATGCCGTGGATGGCGTGATGGCCCTGTGGACCGAGATTCAGCAGCGCATCGCCACGGGCGTCCTGCTAGCGCAGTAGAGGAGTATTTGATGCAGATAGGTGGTACTTCGGCACCCTGGCTGACGATCGGGGCGATCATCGCCGTGATCGTGTTACTGCTGGCCATCCTGGGGCTGGTTGGCGTGTTGCCCATGAGCGCGACGGTGTTCTTTGGCCTGATCGCGGCGCTGGCGGTAGCTCGATTGGTCTGACCATGAGCGAGCTACCAGTCTCGGACGGTAGCGCCCAGGAGTATCACGAAGCCGCGTCGGTCACCGTGACGCGGCTGGCCTGTCAGATGATCGTGACATTGACCGTTCTGGGTTGTTCTGTACTCCTCGTCTTGACGCATCCTGAGTACAACGCCGGGGTCGCCCTGGTGTGTGGCGTGGTGCTAGGCAGCTGGTTCACAGGGATACCGCATAGCCGCGCGGGGCGCAGTCGCCGCCGTCGCAGGGATGAAGATGAGGACTGAGTGCTGGCCGCCGTTGTGGGCTTGGTGATGCTAGGCGTCATCCAGGGGCAGTGCGTCAAGCCGGACGTGACCATCGGCGACATCGTGTGCGCGACCGACACGCCAACCCCCAAGCCGGACATCGAGCCCAAGCCGACGCCCACCAACACGCCGCTACCGACGGACACGCCCGAGCCCATCGAGACGCCCACGCCGACGCCCACCCTCGAACCGACCGACACGCCGACGGCGGTGCCGAGTGAAACGCCCACACCCGAAGCGACGCGCGTGCCAATCGAGGTCCCCAACCCGCTGCCGCCGGTGGTGGTGATCACCGAGACGCCGACGCCACGCCCTGATCGCACGCCACTGCCGACCCCCCAACTGCCGGCTGGCCAGACCGCGGTCGCGCGCTCGAAACCGCAGTTGCCGCCCGGGCCGGAGCGAGCCAGGTCGATCGAGTGCTTGTCGGCACCGCCCGCGGTGCCCGACCTGCCTGGAGTTCGGGACGCTAGCTGGACCAACGAGCAGCGCTGTGGTGGTACGCCCGAGGCGCTGGCGACTCAGTATGTGGCAGCCCGCCCAGCACCGCTCCTGGCACCCACGCCAGACCAGGATGTGGCGCGGGTGGTGGTCGTGGTCATTGTGTCCGCGCCCACGCCCGAGCCGACCGAAACGCCAGCACCCGAGCGCATGCAGATCAGCCCGCCTGCTTCAACTGATGAAGTGCCACCCGAGCGTCCAGAGGTGCCTGTTCAGCTACCGGACTCTGAGTGACCTAACGGCACTTATCTCTAGCAAGTGCTTTCGACGCGACCTCGTCTGCCCAGCACATGACTTCGTGCGAGCACGGATGCTTCTGTCGGTAGTCGCGTAGGTTGATCCGCAGCCGCTCGACCTCGCCCGCCTGCTCGATGAGCCAATCCACATCACCAGCCACGAGTCGTGGACTGCGCTCTACATCCAGCCAGTGCCGCCGGATCTCCGCCAGTTTGCTAGACATATCCATCTTTATCTGGCCGCAGAGTTCCAGTGTAGCGGGACAAGAAAAGACCCCTGATTCAGAGAACCAGGGGCCGCAGCGTGAGGATTGGCACCCAACAACGCCTGCAAGTGCCAGTGTAGCCAGCGCTCAGAATCTTTCCAAGTTTTCTGTCGCCGGCTTGGATAGCATAGGAAGGCCCCGCGTCTAGTTAGCAACGCGGGGCCAGCGAAATCAGCCTAATGAGGAGACTGACCCGCGGTGACTACTTTACCGCCCAGCGACCCGGGTGTTACTGACATCCTCGCTGACCCGATCTACTTTGTTGTTGGCCCGGTCATTGATCGAGAGACCTGGATCAGCGCGAATCTGAGCCTTCTCGAAGATCCGACTTTCGACAAACGTCAGTGGCTCACGAGCCTGGCAACTAATATCGAGGCGCTTGTAGCCCGTGCGAAAGCGGGCCAGCTGTGACTCGTCGTGAGCGTCGGGCTTTCTACGAGCGTGTATCGACCGACGAGCAGTCTGAGCGCGACACGATTCGTGCTCAGGACAAAGTGCTCCACAAGACGTACGACCACTGCTTTGACGAGAAGGCTGAAACGTCATCGGTGTTCGCAGGCACGTTCCGTGACGATGGCGTCTCGGGCACTATCCCGATGGATCAGCGACCTGATGGCTCGCGCATGATGGCCATGATCCGCCGCGGCGAGATCGACATCGTGTGCGTGTCTCGCAGCGATCGACTGGCGCGCGATCGTGGCGTCGCCGAAGCGATCGCCGAAGAGTTTTCGGGGCGCGAGATTCGCATCGAGTCGCCGAACGAGCACATCGACCTGACTTCACCCGCAGGCCGACTGCAGTTCGCGATCATGTGCGCCTTCAGTCACTTCGAGCGCGAGATCATTCGCGACCGCACTATGGCTGGCCGCGAAACGCATGCTCAGAATGGCGAGTTCATCAACGGTCCGATTCCCTTCGGTTACGACGTGAAGAATTCTGTGCTGGTGCGGTCTGAGCGGATCATCAAGGAATTGGGGATCACCGAAGCCGACCTCGTGGTGGAGATCTACGAGCGCTGCGCGAACGGCGAGAGCCTGCTGTCGATCATGCGCTGGTTGCGAGCAGCTGGCGTGCCGTCGATCAAGCGCTACTACAACAAGAAATCTGAGAAGTACAAAGAGCTCGTCTGGCCGCGTTGGCAGCACTCGCGCCTGCTGGACATCGTCAACAACGAGATCTACATGGGCCAGCGTGTGCTGAAGTACAACAAAGTCGGCTCGAACAAGTACAAGTCGACGCCGGCGCCCATCGTCCAGATCGTGCCCGCGCTCGTCACGCGTGATCTCTTCGAACGAGCCAAAGAAGCCCGCCAGAAGCACATCTCGAACTTCAATTCGCCGCGCCGCAGCGAGGACTATGTGTACCTGCTCACGGGCAAGCTGGTGTGCGGGTCGTGCGGCTTCAACATGATCGGTAACTACCAGAAGCCGCGCAAGGGGCACCACAACGAAGGGCGCGTGTACTACGCGTGCAGCCACGCCAGAGGTCGGACCAATGCGCGGCGTACTGGCGAGGTGTGCAGCGGCCCGGTGTACGTGATGGGCGACAAGCTCGAGGAGTTGATCCTCGAGCGCATCGACGACATTGTTGCCAGGCCAGACCGCGTGCTCGAGTCGATCCGCGCACAGCAACTCGAGCGCCACGGCTCAGTCGGCCAGAACGAAGCCCAGAAGAAAGCCCTGCGGCAGCGACTGGCAGCGCTCGATCGCGGTCGGGCCGGTCTGGCTGACCTTGTCAGCAGCGGCGATCTGACAGCAGACGAGTTCCGCGCCAAGACCGCCACCAATGCCAGCGAGGCAGCCGAAGTCCGCCGCGAGCTCGAGCTCCTGGAAAGCGAAGACACGCTGGCCGAGGCGCTCTTTGGCCAGCTTCGGGATGCCGAACAACTGCTGACCACTTTGACGGTGGAATGGCCACGGGTGCGTGCCGCTGACTATCCTCGGGTTGCCCTGCGCGATTTCTTGAAGCCGCTGATTCAGCGGGTGGTGATCCGCAAGGACCGCACCGTGGCGTGGACGATTTTGTTTGATAACCGCTCTGTCGATTCAGCGAAGTTGTGCAACTTCGTCTCAGTCGGCAGACCGTCGATCCACCTGATCGGCAGTCTCGTGGCGGCGAGCCGCTAGCAGCGCCCGTACGAACGCTTCTGTGGCTCGTCCGAGCGCGGTCGGGTCAGGGATGCAGGTTTCTTCGACGATGCGAAGTTCTGGCGAAGCGGTCCTGCGGGACCGCTTCTTCGCGTCCGACACCATGGCGCTAAGTCTCTGGTGGCCACGCCCCCACCAAAAAGACCAGTCGGCCCCCAAAAATATCCGCTGGTTACCTGGCCCTTATTTCGCATGCTTTGCATGCTCTGCCCGAGTCGTAGCCCAAACATGTGTGGTGTGGTTCCGCGTACGAGCCGCGGCCGTTTTGCAGGAGGATCGGCGAGCCGGGGGGAACAACCGCGATGCTCGGCATCGGTGCCAGCACGTACCGACCTGTGGACGGCGGGTTGAACACGAACTGGCCGGGAGCCTGCAGGTCAGGAGGCGTGAGGTTCAACGGAGGTGTGTACGTGAACGTGTTGCTCTCCTTGCGCAAGCGGAAAATCTCACCCGTCGTGTTGAAGGTTTCAGCGACTGGCGGGACGATCGCGGGACCCGTAATCTGCGCGACGCAGTAGAACCTGTCGTGGGTTTTGCCCGTGTAGCGCACCACGACGTCCACGGGTAGCTGCGCGTTGTCTGAGCGTCGGTGCAGCGTAGTGCTGAACTCAGCCTGGACGAATTGTGGATCGGTGCGCAGTCGCTGGATCATGGTCGTGTGCTCAGCTTCGAGGCGAGCACTGTTTCCGCGGAGTAGCGGCAGGGCGCAGCCGTGACCCACCAGATCAGCGGGATCGCAACTCAGGACGTCGCGAACCGACGGGATGATCCAGGTGATGTCGTACGGCGGCTGGCCCCAGATGGTGCAGACGAGCAGCTCCTTGCCGGTGTCTCTGTCGATAGGCAGCAGCGGAAATGGCAAGTTCGCGTGTTTCAGGTAGTCGCGCAGCCCCTGGTCGGACAGGCCTACCTTCTTGCGAAAGCCCTCGCGGGATTCTTTTTCCGCGGGCTGATGAAGGCCAATCCGCTCGGCGCGGTACTTGACGTACGCGTCGAGCAACTCTTCGAGAGGTTTTTTAGGACCGTGTGGCCGCCCTGCTGTGCCGGACGCTGAAGACAATACCTGCCCAATACTGCTCAACAGAATTCCCTTTCCGGACCTTGCTTCCCGCGGCCCCTATCCCCGCGGCAGCCTCCGTGTTTTTTTGAAGTTGTGCTGGCCGCCTGCCGTGCGGCTGTCCTTAACCTTTCCTCAGACGATAGCCAACTGTAACCCCCATCCAAACGTCAAAAAAATCACAGTGCCTTAACGCAACTGTGACGTTGTAGCTGGGAGTATAGACGGATGCTAGTGGGAGGACGCCGGCGGTATGGGCTGTTGCAGCCGGCGTGGACTGACGCGTAACGCCGAGGCCAGCGCTCGCACACTCGACAGACGGATCTCCAGGCCTTTTTCGCCACGGATCACTGTCTTCGGGCTGACGCCGGCGCGTTCGGCCAGGGTGTCCTGGGACAGAGCGCGGCTCAGGCGGTAGTAGCGCAGGCTTGGGACCAGCACTGCGCCAAAGATGAAGTCTGCTGGGACGGTAAGTGAAGCCTCACTAAGGTCCATGTAGCGTCCCAGTTTACGCTGCTATCTCAAGCTGTGCTCAGCGTACCTCGCCACAGCCTCACAAGGAAAAAATTGGGGAATTTTTTGTGAGGCGGCGAGGGTTTTTTGTTGGCACACGGCTCGTCGAGACTGACCAGACGTGATCAGTACGGACACCTTCGACCGCAAGAAGCGAGTCCTCCTCGAGATTACGCTCGATCGCTGGTGGGTAATCGAACGCCTGGCAGCTCTTGAGCGGCGCGACCCACGCAAGCACGCCGCGGTGTTGCTCGAGCGCATCGCTACCCAGCACGAAACCAAAGCTGCCAAAGAGGTCGCTTAGCCCATGCCGTCGACCAGGCCTGGCGAAGCTGTGTCCACCGATCCGCGGGCTGCCTGGTACGCCTGGCGATCACGATCGTCCCAGCGTGAGGATCCGCTAGCGAATTACGAGTTTGGGGTGAAGATCGGCCAGCGACTGGCCATCGAGCGCACCGCGTCGTGGTCCGGCCTCGTGCCGTTGCTCCAGGACGTGCTGGATTACCTCGTGGAGACCGCCATCGAGCGCGCCGCGGACATGGGCGGGGCCGACCTGACGGGTGTGGACGGAAACGGCCAGGGTGGACGGACCGCCAATGCCGCACCGGACCCGACGGTGGGGAGCCCCGCCCAGGTGGGCAGCTAATGGCGCGGCTGGCTGTGGGCGTCGTCTTCGGCATCGTGGTGACGGTCGTGGCCGGAGCGGCGCTTGGCGCGCACGCCCTCGACGAGGGTGGCGCTGCCGCGGACGCTGCGCCCGTCGAAGATCCACCTGTGGCTGCCACGCCCGAGCCGCCGGTCGGTGTCTGGGACAGGCTGGCTGATTGCGGGCGAGCGGCGACTGGCACAACACCAGGAACCCGAAATACAAGGGCGGCTTGCAATTCGATGCGGCGACCTGGGCGCGGCACGGTGGCCTCGACTACGCCTGGCGGGCGGATTTCGCCACGCGCGGCCAGCAGATCGCCGTCGCCGAGCGCACGCTCGCGGCGCAGGGGTGGTCTGCCTGGCCTGCGTGCAGCCTTCGCCTCGGGTTGAGGCGATGAGCATGCCAGTGCGCCACCGGTACGGCGTGCAGGTCCGCGACAAGATCTATTACCGCGATGAGTTTTACGGCGCGGATTGCCTGACGCGTGGTGAGTGGGTTGCTTTCGTCGGCCTGCTGCTGGTGATGGCGGTCTGGGTGGGTGTAGTCGGCGTGGGCCTGGTGTGGCTCGTGAGGTTTGTTATTCGGGCGCTGAACGGCTGAAAGAGTGGCGTGCGCGGCGCCTTGTACTGCGCGTTGTGGGCAGGAATCCCAAGTGCCGCAGAAACCAACTTCCGCATTTGCACCGGCGATCAGCGTCGACGACTCGAAGAAGTTTGTCGTCGAGCTCGTCGGCGTTGACGAAGCGCCATCGCAATTCCGCGACAAGCGCAAGGACGCCATGATGGACACCTACCGCTTCAACCTGTGGGACATGGACACCGGTGAAGCGGTGATTGATGACAACACCGGGGAACTGTTTGAACTCTGGAAAATTACCAACGACCTGACATACGACAATCCCGCGAGCGGCAAAATTGCGCCCGGTCGCGAGCTGGCAAATGCCCTGGTTGGACACCGCTTGAGCGACGACGAAGTTCTCGAAATGCTCGAGCGTGGCTGGGAAAAGTCGTTGCTGGGCAAACGTGCCATTGCTGATGTGGAATGGGCCGATCTGGCGGATGGGACACAGCGCTTGCGCTTGCTGCGCCTGAAGCCGTACGTGAAAAAAGCCTCGAGCAACCGTCGTCACCTGGATCCGGATGACGATGACTGAGAGCTGGCTGGCGGTCAAGCTGCACGACGATCTGGCCTCGCGCGGCACGCTGCACAACGTAGTGGTGCTGGCGATCGGTCAGGTCAATGGCGTGCAGTCGGTGACCAGCCTGTCGGCGATCTCGCGCGAGACGTTGGACGAGTGGCTGTTGCCGCCTGAGCAATCCTTTCGAGCTATTCCCGGGAGAAAGCGCCATGGTCGCCACGCTGAGCGAGCTTGAGTTACGGCAGCTGCGCAGCGACGTACTCGACTGCTCGTGTGTGCACACCGAGTGCACGCTGGTCAAGCGCCTGCTCGAGTCGATGGAATCGACCGACGAGCTCCACAGGCGGATCCGTTACCTCGAGCGGTGCCTGCGCATGGCGATGCACGACCTCGAGCGAGAAGACGAAGACTTTGATCCGGACGAGCACCACTGGTTGCCGTTTTCCGCGGCGATCGAGCCGATGCTGGTGAGGCACAGTGGCGAGCCGTCGCTCCATACGTTCCGCGCGTGAGCTGATCGGTGTCGAGTCCGAAGACAGCTTTGAGGTCAAGGTCATGCGCCTGGCAAAGCTGTACGGCTGGTGCGGGTACCACGTCCGCTTCTCGGTCGCCACCACGCGCGGCATCCATCTGCTGGTGCGTGACGGACACATGGACGGCTACGGGTGGCCGGACTGGGTGTTCGTCAAGGACGGGCATCCGCCCAAGTACCGCGAGCTGAAAACCGAGGTTGGCCAGGTCAGCCGTCACCAGAAGTTCTGGCAGCGCAAGCTGGCCGCCGCGGGCGCGGACGTCGACGTGTGGCGTCCCTCGATGCTCGATCAGATTGT